TTAGTTCTGGTTTTTGATGAGAGTCAGTGGACTTAAAACGTGTTTCATAGTCGTTTAAATCTACTGGATAACCAGCAAACTCTCTTACTGTTTTCTTTAACATCTTATTGTTCTCCTAAGATAATTAATAGTTATAGTTATGAAACTACTACCATTTTTATTTGGTTGTAGTTCCCGATTTTGTGTATTATACTTGGCAAAGCAAGAAATGTCAACACCTAAAAACATATAAATAGAAGTATGCCTATTAATACTACAAACATTACTACGCAAGTTGAAGACCAAGAACTGACTTCAAATTTAAACTATTTGCAACCTACGGGTTTTAAAATTCTAATAGATAGAGTTAAGTATCCTAACCTAGAATACTTCTGTCAACAAGTAGACCACCCGAGTGTTAGTGCAAATGCTGTTGAATTACCAGTCAGAAGAATAACATCTGTACCTTTGCCTGGCGATAAGATTACTCATGGTGAAATAGGATTTAACATTATTCTAGACGAAGAGATGACTGGGTATAATGAGATGTACGATTGGTTGCAAAGATTAGTAAATGAAGCACAAGTATCTCCCGCACAAAGAAGTACTAAGTTTCCAACCTATGCAGATATTACACTTATGGTTTTATCGAGTCATAACAATACAACACAAAAAATTAGATACAATGATTGTTTACCGACTAGTTTAGGTGGTATTCAATTTACAACAACAACGGGTGATGTGACATACCTTACATTCACCGCAAACTTTAGGTTCTCAACATTTGAGATAATAAAACAAACATGAAAATAATAAAAACAACAACACCTTTAGATACTATAGAGTATGACGGAGACTATCCAGTAAACTTAGACCCAGTAGATGTCGTAGAGATATTTAAGACACCTTTAGTCGGTTCTTATAACTGGGATTATACGGTACAAGATAATCGTATTAAAAAACTATACGAGTTAGGTAAACAACTTAACTGGGACGTAGAGATTGATGTTGATTGGTCTCCAGAAGTAATAGACATTTCAGAAGAAAGATTTCAATGGGAAGACAGTCAGTGGAACGGACACCCAGTCTATAAGACTTGGGATAGAATGCGAAAGGAAGAATTTTTTAGAGATTTAAATAGTTGGTCTACCAGTCAGTTTCTACACGGAGAACAAGGTGCGTTATTAGTTGCAAGTCAACTTGCATCATGTGCCCCTACCTTCAATGCAAAACTCTATGCGGCTTCTCAGACTTTTGATGAAGCACGTCACGTAGAATGTTTTAATAAGTACATACAAACAAGATTGCAAAAGAGTTGGCCTATAAGTCGTGCGTTGAAAGGATTATTAGATAAGATACTTACTGACTCAAGGTGGGATTTAAAATTTATTGGTATGCAAGTAGTAATAGAAGGACTTGCACTTGCGGCTTTTCAAACTGCAAAAGATACTACCGAAGACCCAGTATTCAAAGACATGTTAAATCTTATTATTAGAGATGAAGCACGTCATGTGACTTTTGGTATAAACTATCTTACTGACTTTGTACAAACACTATCCGAAGAAGAAAGAATGGATAGAGCAAAGTTTGCATTAGAAGCATGTACAGTAAGTAGAAACAGATTAAGACCACATGCAGTTTGGGAAACTTATGGACTGGATATAAAAGAAACCGAAGAATATACCCAAAAAGAAATTGCAGAAAATGTATTTCAATCTTTATTGTTTAGTAGAATAATGCCCAACTTGAAAAAGATTGGATTACTACATGATGACCTTCTACCAGAATACGAAAAACTTGGTGTTCTTGGTTTTGCAGAAGGAGATAGTGATTATGAATTAAGTTGGGACGAATTGAGTAAACCATTAAGGGAGATTGCATGAGAAGTATAATGGCACCGCAAATAGTTGATGTACTTATTAAACAGTGTGAGGCTGGTATTGAAAGACACAAAATGAATGTAAGAGTACTAACTGAGAAAAGAGTTGGTCTTGCAGAACATGGTGATTTAATCATAACTATTGAAGAAGAACTAGATAAGATTGCACACTTTGAAGATAGACTGGAAGTACTAAAAAAACACTTTACATAATCTGTTTGATACTGTATAATATACGGTTATGATTGACTTAGATACTATATTATCAGAGTGGAAAGAAGACGCACAAATACCTAAAAATCAATTAGACGAAGCATCTCGTAAGACACCCGAGTTGCATCATAAGTATTTGTCCTATCTTTCTGCAATGAAACTCAGATTAAAAAGGTCAGAGTTTGAACAAAAGAACTTATTAAAAGATAAGTGGTTATACTATGAAGGTAAAATGTCACAAGAAGATATTGAGTCTCGTGGTTGGAAACCTGACCCTTATGACGGTCTTGTTATCACAACAAAAGGTCAGAAAGAAAACTGGTATGATACTGATAAAGAGATACAAGACTCAGAACTTAAAATCCAATACCTTACTACATGTATAGATACATTAACAGAGATTGTTAACAATATCACATGGAGACATCAAACTATAAGTAATATGATTAAGTGGAGGCAGTTTGAAACTGGTATTTGATGCGTCCCGCAAATACTATTCAAGTAGGTCTAAAAGACCATTCTATGATGTTGGTAGACTGCGAAGGTCATCAACTCAAAGAACTATCTGAATACTTTTCTTTTTTTGTTCCAGGCCATAGATATATGCCTGCATTCAAACGCAGAGTATGGGACGGTAAAATTCGTTTATTTAATCAAATGACTCGTGAATTAAATGTGGGTCTATATCCGCATTTAAAAAAGTTTGCATTGGATAGAATGTATCCCGTACAACTTGTAGACAATGACGAGTATGGACACCCAGAACTCCGAAATAAAGTTCAACATAAATCCCTTGTCAAATATCTTGACAGTTTAGACGCACCATTTGAGATACGAGATTATCAGTACGATGCGATATCACATGGTATAGAAAATAAAAGATGTTTATTACTGTCTCCTACTGGAAGTGGTAAGTCGTTTATCATTTATAATCTATTGCGTTGGTACTATGACAATCATGATAAGAACATGTTAATTATTGTTCCCACAACAAGTTTAGTAGAACAATTATATAAAGACTTTTATGAATATGGATTTGATGTAGAGAATGAAGTACACCGTATTTATTCTGGAAAGGATAAGATTACAGATAAAAGGATTATTATTTCTACATGGCAATCTATCTATCGTCTTAAGTTTGATTGGTTTGAACAATTCGGTGCAGTCTTTGGAGACGAAGTACATTTATTTAAGGCCAAGTCATTGACGGGTGTAATGAACAAATGTAAAAATGCAGAATATCGTTTTGGTACTACGGGTACACTGGACGGTACAGAAACAAATAAATTAGTATTGGAAGGATTGTTTGGACTAACACATAAAGTAATCGCAACCAAAGACTTACAAGTGCGTGGTACACTTGCGGGTCTTGATATTAATGTTATACTTCTTCGATATCACAATGATATTTGTCATTTATTGAAAGGTAAGACTTATGCAGAAGAAGTAGATTATATTGTCCGACACAAAAAACGAAATAATTTTATTAAGAACTTAACATTAGATTTAAAAGGTAATACACTGGTATTGTTTCAATATGTAGAGAAACACGGTAAAGAGTTATTTGATATTATCAGAAAAGGTGCAGACAAAGACCGAAAAGTATTTTATGTTTCTGGAGAAGTAGATGCAAAAGACCGTGAACAGATACGTGGTATTGTAGAGTCGCAGAAGAATGCAATCATTGTCGCATCGTTAGGGACATTTAGTACTGGGATAAATATTAAGAACTTACATAACATTGTATTTGCAAGTCCAAGTAAAAGTCAGATAAAGGTATTGCAATCAATTGGTCGTGGACTAAGACAATCAGATGACGGTAGTAATACAACTTTATATGATATTGCGGACGATATGCATATTAAATCACATAAAAACTTTACATTAAGACATAGTGGAGAAAGAATAAAGATATATGCAAAGGAACAATTTCCCTATAAAATAATTCCTATCAGTTTAAAAGGTGATAAAGTATGATTGACATAAGAATTGCAGAAAAAGACGAAGATAAAAATATTGCAAACAAAATTGTTGTAGATTTTCATTCTTATGTTAATACACCAAAAGTTGTAGGAAGATGCATAAAATATGTTATCTCATATGATAATAAAGATATTGCAACTTTTTGGTTAGGAAGTGGATTTAAACCGACACCCAAAGCAATATTAAATTATTTTAAAGTTTCACAAAAAGAATATGATAAAATTTTTAACGAAGTTGCAGATAACAAAAGATTTTGTATTAAAGAAAATCCTAT